GATGGACATTATTTTTGTAGAGCCGGAGGAAACAGACCAGACGGTTTAAATGAGCCGGTTACGTTATTCAGAATCAATAAGGAGAAACAAAATGGCAAAAGTGATCTTTGAATTTAACAGCCCGGAAAGTATGGAATATCAGGGAAAAGATGCTTCATGCATAAGCATGACCGTGCGGGCGGTTGAACTTTCCCCGGAGGAAAACACCGGACCGCATGACGCGCTTGCGTGCATTGTTGAGAGCATGGGACCGGAAATCATTGAAAAGGCATCCAGAGAGCTACTGAAATCAGCACGAGCCAAAGGACTGAATGCAAAAGGTGAGTTGTTCCCGTTTGATCCAGGTGCTGCCAGACATTAATTCATAAAGGAACGCTGACAATGAACGCCAAAATCAGAAACGAAATTCAGGCATTAATTCGGATTAAAGAGCGTAATAGCAATGGTGGAGACTTGCGCGAATTTATTTGCGCGCGCGAAGTTGAGGGATATGGCGAAAAGACTTACCTGATTGCATTCGACCATTACAGCATTTGTGCGCGTTATTGCGGGGAAGCGATATTCCGCGCCATTACGTTTGGCAATGCCTTCAATGTGGATTTATGGGAATACGTCATGGACCGCGAATACATCAGCGTGTCAGACCCGGACGCACGGGAGCAGTGGAAGAACATCTGGCGCGATTACCGGCAAATGGCGAAAGGCTGGACGCAGGGGACGTATTCTTCCCTTGCCCTGAAAGCGGTTCAGTTATCTGTGCGGCATATGCTGTCGGCACGATTCGAACTCCCGGTGCACTGATAAGGAGGGCATCATCATGATAACCCCTCGCAAAAGATGGTCACGTGAAGACCGAGAATTTATCGAAGCCAGTGTCGGGAAAATGACTGTTGAAGAAATGGCGAAAAAACTGAATGTTGCCACAAGCGCCCTGCGTGCGCATGCCAGAAGGTACGGAATATCGTTGTGTGTATACAAAATCAGTGAGCGCGACAAATATTTGTGTCGTGAACTTTATAAAGAAGGGTTGGCTATTCATGTGATAGCCCAAAAGATGGAATTAAGCAATCGTGCTGTATCCAGCATTGTATACAGCGAATATTAATTAACAGGAGCTTTATTTATATGGCTAAACCAGCAAAACGAATCAGGAATGCCGCAGCAGCTTATGTTCCTCAATCCCGGGATGCCGTGGTGTGTGATATTCGCTGGATTGGTGACCTGCAACGCGAAGCGGTACGACTTGAAACGGAAATGAATGACGCTATTGCTGAAATTACGGAGAAATACGCCTCACGGATTGCGCCGCTTAAAACCCGTATTGAAACCCTTTCAAAAGGCGTTCAGGGGTGGTGTGAAGCGAACCGTGACGAACTGACGAACGGCGGCAAGGTGAAGACGGCCAACCTGGTAACCGGCGATGTGTCATGGCGTCAGCGCCCACCATCAGTAAGTATTCGCGGTGTGGATGCGGTGATGGAAACGCTGGAGCGTCTTGGCCTGCAACGCTTTATTCGCACGAAACAGGAAATCAACAAGGAAGCGATTTTACTGGAACCGAAAGCGGTCGCAGGTGTTGCCGGAATTACAGTTAAATCAGGCATTGAGGATTTTTCTATTATTCCATTTGAGCAGGAAGCCGGTATTTAATACCACCACAAATATTTAATTAGTTCACTTTCTTTTAATTATGGCGCGATGCGTCAGGGGATTGCTCGCGCCTGAATCTGATATACGGGAAATAAAAAATGATTAATGCAAAAGTTCTGAGCGGCGTCAGCACATTATTACAGGTTTACGGCCGTCTGACCTGTGGCGTTCTGGCTGAAAAAATGAAGATGCCACCTTCCTCAATGGTGTATTTCCTGCGTGATGCGGTTGATGCCGGAGTTCTCACTGAATGCAACGGATTTTATGACGTTCCGCGCCCTCGTCCGACGCCGCCAGTAATACGAAACGCAACAACGGAGCACCCCGATGTTGATGATGCTCAATGGTGCGCGTTCCGCCGCTCTTTGCCCTGGCTGGAAGGCAATGCCATTCCGGCACTGGTAAAAGAATTTGCGACAGGCGTACTGACCTGCGAGTCGGTTTACATCGTTGCTGAAGTGGATGACGAGATGTGCAAACAGGGGATGCCCCGTTTTGTGATGGCGTATATCGATATCCGGCTGGGACGTTTTATTTGTGGTTCCAGTGGCTGGAATATCACCGGCCACGTCATGCGCTATCTCATTCTTGATTATTCACCAGCTCCGGCAGCAACACAGGAAGTCAGTGAACATGATTAAGTCAACTGGCTTTGTCCTGCTGGTTGGCACCTGCGGGAATGATGCCTGCGATGCCATTCCGGTAACGGAAAAAATCTGGCCCACAGAACAGGCATGTATGCAGGTGATGGAGCGCATACAAAAACGTTATCCCAGTGAAATCTTTTATTGCGAAGAGGTATTAAGAAATGAATAAACATGAAGATAAAGAAATGAAATTCACACCAGTTGATATTGATGGCGTCATGGCTAATTTAAAGATGCTGGAACGTATGCACGATATCGTTAAATATGGTATTGAGCATGACCTCACCGCCAGAGAAGTCCGGAGCATTATTAACCGTGAAATGAACCAGGTGGAAGCTGCCGTGGCGCTACAAAATGAAGCAGCCCGCGAGGAATACATTCGTCGCAGGCTGGGGCTATCAAATAAAGATATTCTTACGGATGCTCAGATGGCTGAGGCTTTTGATATTCATCAGGATCTTGGTCTAACAAACTGATGGTTTCAGTGATTAGCTGCGATATTTGCAGGGCGGAATCATTCGTTGTTCTCAATACCGGAGCCTCTGCAGCTACGACTGCAGCGGATTTGAGGATTGTTTTTCCTTCCTCTGCGGTAATCAGCCCCTTTCTGACAAGGAGTATCAGCAACCTTGAGGCAATGGTATACCCTGCAACATCATAAGGTTGTTCACTGTTTTTCATAAAAAGCTTCCTCTGTTTAGTGAGTGGATTCTGGCGGTGTTGCCGCACCGCCCCCTTTTCCGGAGGTACGATAATGAATCGCACATCCCTGATTAAATTAATTCATGTCGCCCGTCGTGATCTACAACTCGACGATGACACTTACCGCGCCTTTCTGGTGCAGTGCACAGGCAAGACCAGTTGCCGCGAGCTGACCGTCGCACAACTGGAACTGGTGCTCGATGCCATGAAAGAGCGCGGTTTTAAGAAGCAGAAAAAACATCCCCGCCGTCGCTTTAAGGGGCATGTCACACCACGCGAGAAGATTTACAAAATCTGGCAGCAGATGTTTCAGGATGGCTTTGTCGCTGATGGCAGCGATGTCGCGCTGGACAAATACGTTGCACGCCTGACGGCCAGACGTAATGGCGGTCAGGGTGTTTCCACGCTGGCCTGGTGTCACGGGGAATCGTTACAGATTGTGCTCAAAACGCTCAAGCAGTGGCACATGCGCTGCATCCGGGAAGCCTTTGCCCGACATGGTGTGCCGTTACCTGCAAGCCCATCCGGGCGGGAACTACGCGGATATGATGCACTGACCAGTGCATATGCCCGCGCACGAAACAGCGGGAGAATTGCTGTATGAAACAGATGAAAGAGCAGGATTTATTCGAAGACCTTCGGGACGACAGCGTTCTGGAATACCTTCATGATTACCAGGAAAACACCGCTTATCCGGCGTTACTTTCTGAACTGAACGCACTGCTGCGTAAAGAGCTGGCCCGGATTGGCGCAGACCCTGCCCATTCCCTTGAGCTGGTTGTGGCGATTTGTCGCCATATCGGCGGGATGCAGGTTTATGTTCCGAGGGGGAATATTCTGGAGAATCTTGTCCGGGATATGCGTATCTGGCGTGATTTTAACGGCCATAATATTCCTGAACTGGTTCAGCGTTACGGAGTGACGTATAAAACCGTCTACAAGGCCATCAAACGGATGCGGCGTCTGGAGCGTAATAAATACCAGCCGGATTTGTTTTACCACTCCCCGAACCTGCCTCACCCCGTTCGTCGTCCGCCACGACGCCCTTAATCAATGAAGCCGGTAAATCCGGCTTTTTTTATGCCTCCGGCACCATGAAGCAGACCACGTTTAAATCTGCTTCATGGTGCTTTTATGGTAAATCAAAAATTCTCCCCGGCTTTTGAACATGCGCTGAATTTCATTCTGCGTCCCGATATCGAAGGCGTCTATGTCAATGACCCCACTGACCGTGGCGGCGAAACCAAATACGGCATTTCTGACCGCCGCGACGGTGTGATTGACGGCCAAACCGATGTCAACGGCGACGGCAAACCGGATACCCGCATCAGGGATTTAACCCGCGAACAGGTTGCGCAGATTTACTGGCGCGATTACTGGCTGCCTGCCGGATGTGACCAGTGGCCTGATGGCGTGGCGATGTTTGTGTTCGATGCGGCGGTTCAGCATGGCGTTAAAAAAGCCATCAGGATTTTGCAGGAAGCCGCTGATGTGGATGCTGACGGCATCATCGGCCCCCGTACCCGTAAGGCCGTGAGCCAGTCCACCCCTGACTGGCTGCTGGCCCGCTGCATTGTCCGTCGTTCCCGCTTTTATGCCGACATCATCAAATCCAAACCCGCCCAGGGCAAATACCTGAACGGCTGGTTTAACCGCATGGAAAAGCTGACCGACGCCTGTCTGGAAATCATCGATACCCCTCTGGGCATCATGTCCGCCACGCGGGGGTGATATGGGCAAAGGCTGGGATGCCTCTCTGAAAGCCGGGCGGCGCGACCGCCTGCGTCAGGAGGTTCTGCACCGTATGGCCGGAGGTCCGCCCCCGAAACCGCTGGACTATACCGGCCATGACGGCACACACGCCAGCTACTACATGCGTGGCTGGAACTCCGTGGATACACGGGACATTTTCTGGCAGTGCCAGAAGTACAGGGAAAAATTCAATGTGGAAAAAGGTTATGAACAAAATTTTAAAACTATGTGACTGGCTGATTTGTTCCCGACTGATGAGAACCCCATGGCCGCTGGCCGGACTGACGCTCTGTATGTTCATCATCAGCATGTTATGTGGCTGGCGATCGTTCGTGCTGATGTTGTTGTCCTTTGCCGGGGTGGTGTTGTTTTCATACAGCGCAAGCCTCGGGAATGTGCCATTTCGCCTGCTGCCTGAGGTCCGTTACCGGGCTTTTGGTCGCCACATCATCGTGTGGTCATGGGTGGTCTGGGCGCTGGGATATTTCTGCTGCGTCTTCAGCACGCTGATGATGATGTCACCGGCACACCCGGTGTTCTGGCTGTGTGGTGGCGGTTGCGGCGCTCTGCTCTGTCTTCAGCGTTATCTGTATGGAGGTTTCCCGTGGATCCGTTAACCCTTTCAGGCATCGCCTCCGTTCTGCTGAAAGCCGGGCCGGGGCTGATTCGTTCCGTCGGGCGCTGGTTTGGTGGCGGTACATCTGCCGCCGCTGACTCGGTGGCCGGTATGGTGGAAAGCGTCCGGGAAAGCCTGCCGGTGGCTGAACAGCAGCGCGTTCTGGAACAGAAGATGGCGATGTTACCACCGGAACAACAGATACAACTGGAAACCCTGAAAATTCAGCTGCAACAACTGGAGGTGGAGCGGCAGAAGCTGGTGCTGGCTGACCAGCAGGCCGCACACCACGAACAGCAGGAAACCATCCGCAATGGTGACAATGCCACGGACAGCTATGTGCGCCAGACGCGCCCGCTGCTGGCCCGCCTTTCCTGTTACAGCGGTCTGGCCTATGTGCTGTTGCTCTCCTGCGGCCAGATTGCCGGAGCCATTGCCGGTGCCAGAGGTATCACGCTGCATATGCCGTCACCGGACTGGGATATCACGCTGATGTTGCTTACCCCGGCGCTGGGCTATCTCGGCGTGCGAACCCTTGACGGCTTTGCCCGTTACAGCAAATCAAGCCGTCACAAAATGTCTGCGGGGCCGAAATGACCGACGAAATCGATCGCATCAGTGAAGTGGTTCTGAACGAGCGTCAGAGCGTCGTTAAAGCCTGGCAGACACGGACAAAAGAAACGCCCCACAGCCGGGGCTTCTGCAATGACTGCGGGAACATCATTCCGGCACAGCGCCTTGCGGCGCTGCCGGATGTGGTGACCTGTATTGACTGTCAGCAGATACGGGAGCGCAGGAGGAAGACGTGTCCTGGGAAGTGATCAGAGCCAACTGGCCCATTCTGTGGGCACTGTTAATGACAGCGATAAACCTGATTCAGCTGATTCTGGCGAAGACCTACGTCAAACGCGAAGAGTTTGATTCGCTGCGTTCCCGTGTGTCGGTGATGGAAGGTCTGGTGAATCAGCTACCCGACCGCAATGAATTTCACCGCCTGCAACTGGATATCAGCAACCTGCGGGGAGAAATCAAAGAGCTGGGGCCATCCATCCGCCAGGTATCCCGCATCAGTGATTTGTTATTAGAGAACGAGTTAAAGGAAAAAAAATAATGGCGATGAAAGAGATCCTCACTGAAGACCGTCGTCTGGTGTTGCTGCGTTCCCTGCTGGACTGTGGCGACAGCGCGAATGAATCCGTGTTGCAGACCTGCCTTCAGGCCTACGGTCATAAAGTATCCCGTGATGTGGTGCGCACCCAGCTTGCATGGCTGCGCGAGCAGGGGCTGGTTCGTCTGTCTGATGTGGGCGGCTGTTACGTGGCTGAAATAACCGGCAGCGGCGAGGATGTGGCAAACGGTCTGTCCGGTGTGCCGGGCGTTAAAAAACCCCGTGCGAGGGACTGAGCATGACCCGAAAACTGAAGCCGTTAAGCCGCGGAGAACGTGCCGTTATATGGCGGCTTGCGCACTGTCTTGTGCTGGCGGATATCGAACAAAACGCTATTGCCCGTGCATACGAACAACAGACCGGAAAGCCCTGGAACCCGGATGCACCGGATACCCCCATGAAACGCTTACTTCGGTCATCACCGGCATGTGCGCGGCTGTGGAAGCTGCTGGGTAAGGATATCCGCTCCGTTCGCGAAGAAATATACGCCGGTCTGAAAACACCGGGAACTGAAGATGGGGGCCGTCGTGAACCGTAAAAAGAATCCGATAAGTAAAGCGTCCCGTGATGAACTCCGCCGTCTGGCGCACAACCTGACATGGCGGGAAATCCAGAACGGCGCACTGAAATCTGCATACGAAAGTTTACAGCGTAGTGAGCAACAGGAGCGCACACATGGAAAATGAACAACGTCCCACCCGTGGTCGTCTTTCCAAAGTGGATTTACTCCCGGACAGTATCCGGGAGCAGTTGCATCAGATGCTGCGGGAAAAGCGGCACACGCAGGAAGAAATCCGCGAAGCCATCAACGCCCTGATTGACGAACACAACCTGCCGGAAGAGATGCAGTTAAGCCGGACGGGTTTAAACCGTTATGCCAGCCGCATGGAAAAAGTCGGGGCCAAAATCCGCGCCTCCCGCGAAATGGCCGAAGTCTGGGCGGCAAAGCTGGGTTCCGCGCCAACATCAGACGTCGGCAGGCTGCTGATGGAGTTTGTAAAAACGCTGGCCTTTGAAACGTCCATGTCGATGGCAGAAGACGACAAACCTGTAGCACCAAAGGCGCTGGGGCAACTGGCGCTGGTTGCCCAGCGTCTGGAAGCGGCAGCCATGACCAGCCATAAACGCGAGAAAGCGATCCGCGATGCGTTTGCGCAGGAGATGGCTGAGAAAACCGAAGAGCTGGTCAGAACGGGTGGTCTGTCAGGCGGTGCGGCTGACACCATCAAACGAGACATTCTGGGGATTAGCGTATGACGCAGATGGACACGTTCAGTGAATATGATGTTCTGCTGCCGTATCAGAAACGCTGGGTGGCGGATGATGCCGACCTGAAAATCGCCGAGAAATCCCGCCGTACCGGTTTAACCTGGGCGGAGGCGGCAGATGCGGCACTGACGGCATCGCTGAAGAAGGAAGACGGCGGGCGCGATCACTTTTATATCGGTTCGAACAAGGAGATGGCCCGCGAATTTATCGAGGCCGTGGCGATGTGGGCGAAAGCGTTTAATGCGGCAGCGGAAGAAATCTGCGAGGAAGTGATCACCGACGAAGACAAGGACATTCTGACGTTCGTCGTGTACTTCGCCAGCAGTTTTAAGGTCAAGGCACTGTCCAGCAACCCGAGCAACATTCGCGGGATGCAGGGGAATGCCACCATCGACGAGGCCGCGTTCCATGAAAAACTGGACGAGCTGCTGAAGGCGGTGCTGCCGCTGAAAACATGGGGCGGCAAAATTCGCCTTATTTCCACCCATGACGGCGTGGACAACCTGTTTAACCAGCTGATTCAGGAAAGCCGCGCGGGCAAAAAAGATTACAGCATTCACACCATCACGCTGGACGACGCCTGCAATGACGGGCTGTACCGGCGTATCTGTCAGGTGCGCGGCATGGTGTGGTCACCGGAGGCCGAGGCGGAATGGAAAGAAGGCCTGCTGCGAAATACCGCCACCCGCGAAGACGCACTGGAGGAATATTACTGCGTCCCGAAAAACGGCGGCGGCACGTATATCCCCCGCTCACTGCGTGAGCGTGCAGCCCGTGGCACCGGGAAAGTGTTGCGCTTTACCGGCACACCGGAATTTAACGCACTGACGGAAAGCCAGCGCCGGGCAGATATCCGGGAATGGCTGGAAACGGTGGTGCGCCCTGAACTGGAAAAACTCCCGAAGAACCTGCGCCACTGTCTGGGGGAAGACTTTGCGCGTTCGGGTGACCTGACCGTCCTGGCCCCGGTGACGGTGAACGATGACACCACCCGCGAGGTGCCGTTCCTGGTTGAACTTGCCAATGTGCCGTTTAAACAGCAGGAGCAGGTGCTGTTCTGGCTTTGCGATTGTCTGCCCCGCCGTGACGGCATCAAAATGGATGCGCGGGGGAATGGTCAGTATCTGGCAGAACAGGCGGCAGAGCGGTACGGCGATGAAGTGGAACAGGTGATGCTGTCCGTGGCGTTCTACCGCGAAAACATGCCCCGGTTCCGTGCAGCGTTTGAAGATGATGAGCTGATCCTTCCGAAGCATGAAGACGTGATAAACGATCTCGGAGCCATTCAGTTACTGCGTGGCGTTCCCGGCATTGATGATTCACGAACCAGAGGCAGCGACGGTCACAAACGTCACGGCGACGCCGCTGTGGCCATTTTCCTGGGGTTCCTTGCCAGCAAGGATGACTGCCACCGTTACGAACTGCACCGCCTGAACCGCCCGGCGAAACCGGAAGAACGCAACGCGCGCCGCCAGATGAGGCTGACACGCGGTCTGAAAAATGAGGGAGGTTTACTGTGAACCTGAAACAACTGGCCGGGGCCGTTCGCCGTCTGCTGAACCCGGCAACCGGTGAGGAAGACACGCTGAAAAAAGAGACGCTCGATGAAATACAGGCCCGTCCGCATCAGGCTGGCGTGCGCTCGGCCTCGCCGGGCATCAGCATTGCTTCCGGGCTGAATCCCGGCAGGCTGGCAGGCATTCTGCGCAATGCCGCCGACGGCATCACGCGTGATTTTTTTATCCTTGCCGAAGAGATGGAAGAACGCGATTTGCATTACGCCTCGGTACTGCGCACCCGCAAGCTGACGGTGGCGGGTATTGAACCGGTGGTGGTGGCCGCCAGTGACGACGATGCCGATGTGCAGCTGGCGGATGCCATCCGTGAGCTGATGGCCGCGCCGCAAATCCCCGAGCTGATGTTTGATCTGCTTGACGGGCTGGGGAAAGGCGTGGCGGTCTGTGAAATTCTGTGGAACACCCGCAATAACCACTGGGTGCCCCGTGATTATGAGTGGGTTGATCCCCGTTTTCTGAAAGCCGAAAAACCCACGCTGCGCCAGTTCCGCCTGCTGACGGACGATGAGCCGGTGGATGGCGTACCGCTGACACCGGGAAAATTCATTGTTCACCAGCCGCGCCTGAAATCCGGTCTGCCGCTGCGTAACGGTCTGGCCCGTCTGGTGGCGGTAATGTACATGCTGAAATCCTATACCGTGCGCGACTGGTGGGCATTTGCGGAAAAATTCGGTATTCCGGTCACGGTGGGGAAATACGGCCCCAATGCCACGGAGGAGCAAATCCGCGTGCTGATTGATGCGATTGCCTCCATTGCCTCGGATGCCGGGTGTGCCATTCCGCAGTCCATGCAACTGGAGATGCAGGAAAACGCCAGCCGGAATAACGGCGGCGCGCTGTTCCGTGAAATGGCGGAATGGTGTGATGCGCAAATCAGTAAAGCCGTACTGGGGCAGACCATGACCACGGATAACGGCAGTTCGCGTTCACAGGCGGACGTGCACAATCAGGTGCGCATGGACATTGTGCGCTGGGACGCGCGGCAGCTGGCTAACACGCTGAATGAATATCTGGTGCGTCCCTACATTGAGGCCAACTACGGGCCACAGGCGCACTATCCCCGTGTTGTTCTGCGTATCAGTGAAGCGGAAGATCTGAAGGCGCTGACAGACGCTCTGGTGCCGCTGATTGACCGGGGGATGCGGGTTCAGGAATCGGAGCTGCGGGACCGGTTCGGTCTTGCTGAGCCGGACGAAGGGGCCGATATTCTGCATCCGGTTTCTGCCGGAATGTCAGGTGAAATGGCGATGAACCGCGAGCGCGTCGCCCTGAACCGGGAACACCCCGACGAACTGGCACAGATGGTGGATGATGCCCTGCGTGACTGGCAGAAAACCGGCGAGGCGTTCACGAACCCGGTGCTGACACTGGCGCAGGAATGCGACAGTTTTGATGACTTTCTGAAACGCCTGCCTGAGCTTCAGGAAACGCTGAACGCGGACGACTTTGCCCTGCAACTGGCGGAGGTGTGCTTTAAGGCCCGTGCGCTGGGGGACACCGGTCATGCGTGAAACCCTCATCCCGAAAGAGGCGCTGGCGTGGCTGAAGGCGAAGAAGCTGCGCCCCGGTTTTGATTACCGGGATGTGTGGCGGGAAGAACACCGGAACAGCTTCACCGTGGCAAAAATGCTGCAACTGGATTTGTTGTCGGATGTGAAAGCCCTTGTGGAAGACGCCCTGCAAAGCGGGCAGACGTTCAGCGAGTTCCGGGAGGCGCTGCAACCGCTGCTGATAAAACGCAGATGGTGGGGCGTACAGGAGATGGATGATCCGCTGACAGGCGAAAGGCGCACCGTACAGCTGGGCAGTGACCGCCGCCTCCGCACGATTTTTGACACCAACATGCGCACCGCCCGCGCGGCGGGCCAGTGGGAACGCATCCAACGGACAAAGCGGGCCATGCCGTATCTGATTTACGAGCTGGGACCATCCCGCGAGCACCGGGCGGAGCATGTGAAATGGGCGCGTCTGTGTCTGCCGGTTGATCATCCGTTCTGGCTGACACATTTCGCCCCTAATGGCTGGGGCTGCAAATGCACCACCCGTCAGGTCAGCCGTGGTGAATATGCGCAACTGGCGGCACAGGGCACCATTCACACCGAAGCGCCGGAAATCCGGACCGTCCGTTGGGTGAACAAACGCACGGGCGAAGAGGAAGATGTGCCGGAAGGGATTGATCCGGGCTGGAACTACAATCCCGGCATAAACCGTGAGCAGGCGCTGGCGCGCCAGCTGGCGACAAAACAGGCCCGTTTTGACAGTGAGTAACCCTCCCGCCGTAAATCCCCCTGAAACGCATCAGAAACGCGTTTTTTATTCTGATGGCGTGAATGTGCATTCTGACGTTTTTGAAGATGCTGTGGCGTTTTTGAAGGGGTTTTGAAGGGGGTATTTCCCCGTTTTCAGTGAAGCCGGTAAATCCGGCTTTTTTTCTGCCTTCCGCATACTGACCGGCGGTAATCCCAAACGACGGAGACTGACATGCAACCGGAACTGCTGGCGCTGTGTTTTTCCCTGCCAGAACCCATCCCTGAGCTGACACCGGCTCAACTGCCGGAATGGCTCGAACTCGTCCCTGCGGGTGAGTTCACCGGGCGCGATGGCCGGACGTGGATTAACCACAATCCGCATGAGGTGGTCACCCGTTCGTCCGACATCAAAATTCCGGTGGACATTGAACACGCCACCGAAATTAAAGGGCAACGCGGTGATGAAGCCCCGGCGTATGGCTGGGTGGAAGAACTGCGCGTGACGGACAGCGGCACCATTGAAGGGCGTGTTGTCTGGAGCGAGTCCGCCCGCTGGATGCTGAGCGAGCGCCGCTACCGCTATTACAGCCCGGCGTTTTTCTTTGACGCAGACGGTGTGGTGACGCGCCTGTCCAGCGTCGGGCTGACCAACAAACCTAACCTGGATTTTCCTGCACTGAATACGGAGAAAAACCCGATGACAGTACCTGTGCAAATCACCGGCCTGCTTGGGCTGGCTGAATCTGCCACGGTGGACGATACCGTGGCCGCCATTAAACAACTTCAGGAGAACGAACAGGTGGCGCTGAACCGCGCACAGACACCTGATCTGACGAAGTTTGTGCCGGTGGAAACCCACAATCTGGCACTGAACCGTGCCGAAACCGCAGAAAAACGCCTTCAGCAACTGGCAGAGCAGGAAGCAGAAGCGCTTGTGGATGCGGCCATTGAGGCCGGAAAAGTGGCCCCGGCAAACCGTGACATGTTCCTTGCCACCTGCCGTACGGAAGAAGGCCGCAAACAGTTTGCGGAGTACACCAGAGGTGCACAGCCGCTGGTGAACAACGACAAGCCCAGCCAGGGCAAGGATAAACCCGCGCAGACACTGACCGACGCCGAACTGGCGATGTGCCGCAGCATGGGTATTACCGGGGAAGAGTTCCTCGCCGCTAAACCTAAACAGGAGAATAACTGATGGGAGCAGTCACTTCCGAAGTCCTTCACGCGCTGACCACCTGTCTGAGCGCCGCTTATACCCGTGGGCTGAGTGGTGTCACCCCACAGTGGCAGCGCATCGCCTCTGAAATCCCGAGTTCGTCCGCCTCCAATACCTACGGCTGGATGAAAGATTTACCGGAGATTAAGGAATGGGTCAGCGCCCGTCAGATGGCAACGCTGGACGGTTATGGTTACACCCTTGCGAACAAAACCTGGGAAAGTTCGATCCGCGTTAAACGCGAACACATTGAAGACGAACAGATTGGTCAGTACAGCATTATCGCTGAACGCTATGGCCGCCAGACGTCGGAGTTCCCGGACAAGCTGTGTTACCCCCTGCTGTGTGCCGGGTTTAACACCCTGTGTTTTGACGGTCAGAACTTCTTTGATGAAGACCACCCGCTGGGCGACGGCACATACAGCAACGTTGTCGGCACCCCGGCATCAGACCAGGGGGAACCGTGGTTCCTGATTGATGATTCTCAGGTACTGAAACCCATCATCTGGCAGACGCGACGCGCCTTTAAGTTTGAAGCCCTGGATGATCTGAACAGCGAGCACACCTTCAAGAATAACGAGTTCCTTTACGGGGTGGACGGTCGCTGCAATGCGGGCTTCGGCTTCTGGCAGACCGCCGTCGGTTCCCGTGCGGCACTGACAGCGGAGAACTACGAGAAGGCCAGCAATCTGCTGCTGGGTATGAAGACCACCAACGGTGAACCGCTGGGCATCCGCCCGACCACCCTTGTGGTGGGGCCGAGAAACCGCGCGGACGCGAAGCGCATCATTGACGCCATGCTGGTTAACGGCGGCGATTCCAACATCTGGTACAAGGATGTGGACATCGTGGACAGCCCGTACATCACCACCCCGGCATAACCCGTCATCCGTAATCTGTTGTAACCCGCAGTTAAAAGGCGCTGTGAATGCCCTTTTAACTGCCTTTTAAAAGGCAGAGTCATGAGTGAAAAAGCAGGAACCAAAGGCGCGAAAGCCGCAAAGAACAGCGCTGCACAGGAAAACCCGGCACCGCTGGCAGACGTTATTATGGCTGACGGTCAGGCGAATGAACCACGTCCGGCTGAAGACCCGGTTGCTGTACAGGGTGACGCCCCTGTCCGGCTGAACGTCCGGGCCGTGTCTGAAAACGGGTTCTGGCGCTGTGGCCGTTTCTGGTCACATGCCGGTGAGGATGTGGCGGTGACCGCTGCGGTTGCCACCCGCCTGATGGCAGAGCCGAATCTGATTGTCCGGGAAGCGGAGAAAGGCTGATGGGGTACATCACGCAGGAAGACCTGTTACGCGCGGACGGCAATCTTGTCTGGAACATGGCGATTAACCGGGAAACCAACGGGCTGGATGAAGACAAAATCCGTCAGGCCATCAGTGATGCCGAAGCGGAAATTGATTCGTTTCTGTCCCGCCTCTACCAGCTGCCGCTGGGAGTGACGGAAATCCCGCGCCCGCTGCAACGCGTGGCGGTATCGCTGGCGTTTTACTGGTTGTCAGAGCGTGACAATCAAATCACTGAGCTGATCCAGAAACGCTACGACGACGCCATTAAAACCCTGCGTGAGATGGCGAACGGCACCCGTGATCTGGGCCTGCCGACGTATGCCACCCCGGCAGAAACCGACCACGGGAAAATCATTGTGGTGGGTGCCAATGCCCGGCTGTTCACCCGTAACAACCTGAAAGGGGTGCTGTGATGGGGATTTCTGTACAGATCAGCGGTGACCAGCGGCTGGAGGATATCCGCCGTGCCGTTGAAAAGCTGGCAGATGGTTCATTGCAGGCAGAGCTGCTGGAGAGCATTGGTGCGGTGGTGGAATCACAGACCCGCCGCCGCATCATCGATGAGAAAAGCAGTCCGGGCGGACAACGCTGGCCGGACTGGTCTGACGGGTACAAAAAGACCCGCCACGGCAACCAGAGTCTGCTGCGTGGTGAAGGCCATCTGCTGGAGAGTATCCAGTACATCGTGGAAAACCGCGTGGTGCGTATCGGTTCACCGCTGGATTATGCCCGCATCATGAATGACGGCTTTTCCGGCAGTGTGCCGGTCAGCGCCCACAAACGGCTTATCTCGCAGTGTTTCGGGCGGGCGCTGAAATATCCGGTCTGGCAGACCGTCGGCGCACATAACCGCATGATGAACATTCCACAACGTGAATTTCTGGGGCTGTCTTCTGCCAACCAGCAGGAGCTGCAACAGGTTATCAGTCATTTCTGGAAGGAGGTTCTGCCATGACAGAACAACGCCCTGAACTGCGCACACCGGGGAGCACCGTTGCGGCCGCAGAGCGCATTGTGGCCTGGCTGAAAACAGCACTTCAGGGGAAAACCCCTGACCGGGCCGACGTGGTGGAGCGTCACATCGGCCAGTTCAACAGCCCGGAAGAAGTGAAGCGCTATCTGTCCGGTCGCACCGGCTGTATCCGGGTAGCTGCCCTGCGTGTCCGGGATATCAACCCGCGCGGTGGGCTGTCCGGTCTGGTTACCTGGGTGGCTTACATCATGGCAACGGATTCGTGGGGGTATTCCCGCGACGTGCGCTGTGAAGTGCTGGCCGGAAAGGTGATCAAACGCCTGCTGTCGTCGGATGCCACAGCAGGCATGGGGGCTGAACGCCTGGCTGCTGATGTGCGGGCAGACAACATTTACTCCGCCAGCCTCGACGGGCTGGGTGTCACCATGTGGGCGGTGACGTGGGAGCAGGAATTCCGGCTGGATGAAGAGATTGATCTCGCCGCGCTCCCGGACTTCCTGCGCCTCGGGGCAACGCTGCGCTGCGGTGAACACACTGAAATTAACGACGTGATCCATGTACGGGGTGACGATGGAACAGAAACTGATTAAGCCAGCGCGGGAAAACGTCCGTGTCCGTAAACCGGATGGCGCGCATTTATCCCCGGAAGGGGAACGTCTCGACGTCTGCGCTTACTGGCTGCGCCGTGAAGCCGAGGGAGATGTGGAAATAACCGCGCTTCCGAAAAATAGCAACAAAACCAGAGGGAAAAAATAATGTCGCTGGGTTCAATTCCTGATGATATCCGCGTCCCGCTCGTCGTGATCGATATTGACAATTCACAGGCGCTGGACAGTGCATCCGCGCAAAGCCGAAAAATTCTGGTCATGGGCCATGCGGTATCGTCCGGCAGCGCAGACGCCCTGTCACTGACCCGCATCACCAGTGACAGCCAGGCAGAGCAGCTTTATGGCAAAGGGTCGATGCTGGCTGAAATGCTCAAAATACTGCGTCGTGCCAACACGTACACGGAAACCTGGGCAATGCCGGTTGCCGCACCTGTTGGCGCTGCCGCAAAAGCCACGCTGACCGTGCTGGGGACAGCAACAGAGGCCGGAACGGTGGCTCTGCTGATTAACGGTGTCTCCGTTCAGGTGGGCGTGAGCGCCGGGGATACCAAAGAAAACATTGCAAAAGCCATTGCTGATGCGGTGACGAAAAAGCCTGCCACGCAGGTGGCCGCTGCGGTGAAGGATGATGCCACGGATACCGTGGAGCTGACCGTGAACTGGCACGGCGTCACCGGCAACGGTGCCGACGTTCGCCTGAACTACTACACCGGTGAAGCCTTCCCGGCAGGTGTGAAGGTGACCGCAACCGCGTTTACCGGCGGCACCGGGACACCGGAAATGGCAGACGCCGTTGCGGCCATCGGCCCGGAGTGGTTTACCGATATCATCGCCCCGTTCACCGACACGCAAAGCCTGAACACCCTGCGTGATGAACTGCTGAACCGCTGGGGGCCGCTCAGGATGATGGAAGCGCAGCTATGGACGGCGTTTCGTGGCACGCACGGCGAGACAGGCACGTTTGGTGAAACCCGCAATGACTGGCTGATTAGCTGTATTGGCACCAACCTGTCACCGCACCCGGCGTGGATGTGGGCCGCGTCATACGGCGCAACGGCAGCGTATCACCTTGCCATTGACCCGGCGCGTCCGCTTCAGACGCTGGTCCTGACCGGCATTCTGCCGCCTGCGCGTAATGTTCGCTGGGATATGCCGGAACGTAACCTGCTGCTGCATGACGGCATTGCCACGCACATGGTGGACGCCGGGGATAACGTCTGCATAGAGCGTGAAATCACCATGTACCGGGTTAATCAGTACGGTGATGCGGATGTGTCGTACCTTGATGTGCAGTCGCCCGCCACGCTGGGCCGTATCCGTTACATCATCAAAAACCGTTTCTCGAACCGTTATCCGCGCCACAAGCTGGCGGATGATGACGTGCTGGACTCGCTGGATGCGGGGCAGCCGGTGATGACGCCGAAGCTGTGCACCGCAGAGCTGCTGGATATCTGCCAGACCGAACTTATCCCGGCAGGCCTTGTGGAGAACTTCAGCGATTACAGGGACACGCTTCAGGTGACACGCGACAGCAGCGATAAAAACCGCCTGAACTTTATCTGCCACCCGAATCTGGTGAACCAGCTGCGTGTGCTGGCAGGCCTGATTCAGTTCAGAGTTTAAGGGGACCACATGGCAAAAATTCTTGGCATGGCGACCATTCGCGTGAATGGCCGCGAAATTAAAACCGAGGGGAAATCCATACTGAATCCGGGCGGCTTCAGCCGCACCCAGCATATGGGCGGCGGCAAGGTCTGGGGCATCTCCAGCAAGATGGCCTCGCCGTCCATCAAAGTGACCATTGCGGCGGCAGCGGATATGGACGTGATTGAAATCAGCAGCTGGGAAGACGTCACGGTGATGTTCTACGGCGACAACGGCCTGAACTACATGATGACAGGTTCAGCCACGGATAACCCGGCGGAGCTGGACGAGGATTCCGGCACCATCAGTGCCAACTTTATCGGTGAAAAATGCGTGAAGGTGTGACATGGCTGAAATGACATTTGAACTGAAACACGGGCTTCTGACCGGCAAAGGCACGGCAGATGAAACCCTGCATAAAACCGTGAAGCTGCGCGAACTGACCGCCAGTGACGTGATTGATGCACAACTGGCCGCAGAACGCGTCGTCATGGGCGGGAACGGAAAGGCGGTGGCCTACTGTTCTGAAGTGCTGATGGGACTGGAAATGATGCGCCGTCAGGTTGCGTCAATCGGCAATATCCCCGGTCCGCTGGACATGAAACAGCTGCGAATGCTCCACCCGGCAGACCTTGAGCTTATCAGCACGAAAGCGGCGGCGCTGGATGAAATGCTTGAGGAGGTGGCAACGCGGGGGCGAACTGATGCCGCTGGCAGCGGCACTGATGAACCTGCTGGTTAACCTGTCCCAGAGATTCAGCGTTCAGTACCTGGAACAACTGCCCCTGCGGCAGTTGTTCCGCCTGATAAAGCAACTGGAGAAACAGCATGGCAACAGGTAACCGTCTCAGTACGGAAATCATGATCAACCTTGCCGGGAACCTGACCGCCAAAGCCCGGCAGTACGGCGCAAATATGTCGCAGTTCGCGCGTAATCATCAGAAGGCAATGAGCCTTGTTAAAGCCACTACGGAATCTGCCACACGTGGCCTCGATGTGCTGGGTAACCGCTACACGGCGATGATTGCCGGTTTTGCGGGTAGCGCCATGATGCGTGAGTTTGCGCAGGTGGATCGCCGGATGACCCGTATTGGTATTTCCGCAGAAAAGACGCGCGAAGAAATGGCACAGATGCTGAATGGTATTCAGGACGCCGCCATCAAATTTAAGGTTGATGACAGTGAACTGATAAGCGCGGTGGAAAAAGTTGGCACCGTGACGGGTGAGATTAATTTTGGTTTCAAAAACAAGGAGATGATGGCGGCATCCATCGCCGCTTCCGGAAGTTCAGGGGAAGCCATCGGCTCGCTGTTTTCTCAGTTTACGAAGTTCGGGATTAAGGATGAAAACGATGCCTTAAAGGCAATGGATACCCTGAACCTGCTGGGAAAAGAAGGTGCCTATGAACTGAAAGACATCGCAGAAAAAGCAACCCGTGCGATGTCGCTGTATTCCGCTGCGGGCGGACGTGGTGTGCAGGGTGTCAGGGATGTTGGGGTTGTGCTTGAATCTGCGATTGATGCAACCGGAGATCGGGATACTGCGGCTACAGTAGTAGAAAACCTTATAAAAGATTTGCAAAAAACAGGAACCGTAAAGGTTCTTAAACACAATGGCATTAACGTATTCGATAACGAAGGAAATATGCGTTCATTGCCCCTTCTTCTTCAGGAGATTGCCGCACGCTCCGGAAGTAAAGGTACAGAAATACAATCCCAACGGCTGGATGAAGCCGGGTTTCTTGATGATGCAACAATGTTAATCAAAGCGGTAACCTCAGGCAAAGGCGCAGAAAACCTGCAACGTTATATGAAGGTTACAGGTGATGGAAAAGGCATCATGAAGGATGCCGCATATGCTGCACAGGATTTTACGTCGGCCATGCAGGCGCTGGAAACCAGCTGGAAAAAATTCTCCCACCATCAACTGGCAAAACCCGTTCAGGACCTGGCTGATGCCATCAACAGCGTGGACCAGAACACCGTCCAGAACTGGTTGCAGGTCGGTAAATATATGGCGATTGCTGTGGGCGGCATTATCGCCATCAGAAAAACGTACCAGTTAGGTAAAACCCTCCACGACATCATGAATCCCAAAGGGAAAGGCAAAGGAATACCCGGCGGCATTACGGATGTTTTCGGCTCCGGCGTGATGCCGGTTTATGTGGTCAATATGGGCAGTGGCGGGATGAATGGTAATACCGGCGGTCTGCCGGATACACCGGATTCATCGCGCAATCCCCGCAATCCTCGGGGGCCGGGTAACCGTGGAGGAAAGGCAGGTAAAGGCGCTGGCATCATTGCCGGTGCTCTGGAGTTTTACGATTTTCTGACCACACAATACGCCCTGCCGGGTGAGGTTGACAGTCTCACTAAATCCGTTGCCGGTGATGCCAGCGCCAGCCAGTGGGAACGTGAGTTCGCGCAACAAGGTCAGGACAACCAGAAAGCGCTCGAGTCCGTCTGGCGTAAGGTAACGGACTGGTTCAACTCGCTGGGTGACAAGAACATTGCTGACCCGCGACCGTGGGCAGGTATGCAACCCACACAGAATTATCCTTTCCTTTCGCAGCAATTGCAGGGGGAAATCCGTGTGGTGGTGGAAGGTGATGCCCGCGTGAAAAGTGTCAGAGTGGATCAACCCGGCGTCAGACTCAGTGCGCAGGCTGGCGTCACCAGCGTGGAGCAAGGGTAATGACAACGAGCAAAGGCAAATGGGACGGGCTGCGCGATGCCTCGTTTCGCGGCGTCCCCTTCTTTCTGGTGGATACGGAAGGCACCGGTGGCCGTCGTGCCATTCCCCGCGCGTATCCCCGGCGCGAAACCGCCTGGACGGATGATAACGGGGCCGTTCCGGGGCAACAGCAGATTAACGCAAAGCTGCCAGGTAAAAACTTCCAGGATGATTTAAACGCCCTTTTAGACGCGCTCAATACCCCCGGCCCCGGCGAGCTTATCCACCCGTGGTTCGGGATACAGACCGTACAGGTTGGCAAGGTCACCCATCGCCTCAGCACGGAGGAAGATGGCATTGCATATGTCACCTTTGAAGTGTTTGAGGCAGGCGAGCGCCTGTTCCCGTCTGCGGCGGATAACACGCAGCAGGAGGTGCTGACAGGCATTGATGCGGTAAAAGCGGCCATTGATGCTGGCGACTGGTTCAGTGTACCTGACGGGCTGGGTGATATGGCCGACAGCTTTCTGGCCGATATGGAAAACCTTGTGGCTAACCTGCCCACGTTACCGGCAGCACTGAATCAGTGGATGGACAGGCTGAACCATTTTAAGGAGATGGCCGGAACCATTATTGCCACGCCGGGACGTCTGGTCAGTGAGTTGTCCTCGTTCATCGACGGCGTGGTTGTTCTGGTGACGGAACCACCCGAAGCACTGGCGGTTTACACGACATTACGCAACCAGTGGGCCGGAGAACGCGCCCGACAGGTTGCCACCGGCGCACTGCCGGAAGATATCACCGTGAAGCCAGGCAGCGTGGCAGACGGCGAACCTGGCTTTGCTATCGGGCTGTCACCGGATTATCAGCCGGTATCTGACAGCCTGCAGAAGAACATTGACGACTTCCGCCAGGTGGTTGTGCTGGAAACCCTGCTGGGACAGGCAAATGCCGTGGCCTCGATGACGTTCGATACCAGTGATGCGGCATTATCTGCCGGTGACGCGCTGGCGGCTGAACTGCATGAGCAGGCGGTGGCAGCGGTGGAAAATAACCAGCGGGCATTGTGGCGAACGCTGCGCGATTTACGGCAGGCCGTGATTACGGATGCCCGCGAGCGTGCCGCCCGTCTGCCGGAAACCCGGCAGGTGACGCTGACCACAACCACATCTGCCGCATTGCTGGCATGGCGCGAGCATGGGGATACAAGCCGACGGGATGAAATCGTGCAGCGTAACCGCCTGCGCCATCCGTCATTCATTCTGCCGACGCAACCTGTGGAGATTACCGACTGATGGGATCCGTGATTCTTACCGTTGACGGCAAACTGTGGGAAGGCTGGACGGAAATGTCCGTCAGCCGTTCCCTGAAGGCGATTGCCGGTGAGTTTGATCTCAGTGTGACAACACGCTGGTCAGCGGCGGCACCGCGCGTGATTCGTGAGGGGCAACCCTGTACGGTCAGGCTGGGTGCGGATACCGTGCTGACGGGGTATATCGATGATTTTATTCCCAGCTATGACGCGGACAATGTGGAAATTCGTGTCATGGGGCGCGACAAAACCGGCGACCTGGTGGACTGCTCTGTGGTGCATTCGTCCGGGAAATGGAAAGGCGTGCGGCTTGAACAGGTGGCGGCGGATGTCTGCCGCCCGTTCGGAATAACCGTCATCACGGAAACCCCGACCGGGGAGGCGTTTGCGTCCGTTGTTCTGGAACAGGGTGAAACGGGTTTTGAACTGCTCGACCGGCTGGCAAAACAGCGCGGTGTTCTGCTGACGTCTGACGGCGCAGGTAATCTGATTATCACCCGCGCTTCTTCCGTTCGCGCGGGCGTGTCACTGGTGCTGGGAAAAAATATCCTCGCCGCCCGTGGGCGCTTCAGCTGGCGGGAGCGTAACAGTCAGTACATCATCAAGGGCACCACCAGTGCCGGTGGCAAACTGTGGGACAGCCAGCCTGCCACGATGGTGGGCGGTCGCCAGTACATCACCGAAGACCCGGAAATTAACCGTTACCGCCCGCGCATTCTGGTCAATGAAGACAGTCTGACCGTGGGCGGTGCCAGCATTCGCGGGGAATGGTACAAAGCCCGGATGCTGGGAGAGGCCCGCACGACGGAAATCACGGTGGCAGGCTGGCGCGAACAGGGCGACAGCGGTCCGCTGTGGCAGACCAACCGCCTTGTCGATATCGACGACAGCATTCAGAACCTGAAAACCACCTGGCTGATATCCGGGGTGACCTGGACGGATGGTGCACAGGGGCGGATGACGGTTCTGGCGCTGGTTCCGCCTGAATCACTGGATATGCCGGAAATGAAAGCGAAGACGAAGAAAACAAAGGCGGTGGCAACATGGGATTAAACGCCATTGCCCGCCGTCTGCGGCTGCTGGTTGACCGTGCCATTGTCCGCATGGTGTCTGACAGTCTGGAGCGGCAGAACCTGCAAATCCAGACGCTGGCAGATGCCACTGATGACGATGTGGAACGCTTCCAGAACTACGGTTTTACTTCCGTTCCGCCGGAAGGTTCAGAAGCCATCGTGCTGGCCGTTGGCGGACGGCGTGACGGGCTGGTTGCCATTGCGGTGGAGGACAAGCGATGCCGCCCGAAAGGCCTGTCCCCCGGCGATGTCAGGCTGTATCACCGGGACGGCAAATCACACATTACCCTGAAGGAAAACGGCATCATTGAAATTACAGGAGAACAGGTAGACGTTTCAGGGAAAACGGTAAATATCACTGCCGACGAATTACTGGCTATAAATGCAGGAAATATGAAATTCGTCGGTCCCTGTGAGTTTACTGAAGATGTCAGAATCAACGGCAAATCTTTCAGCAATCATATTCATAAGGACGGCGACAATGAGAATACATCACCGCCCGTATGACGACAGGAATCCACTGGAATAACATGCTCTCACGGGGTGATATCACCGTCACCCATAACGGCCTCTCACTGGATGAGGGGCTGGTCACTCAGGTTCTTATCTGCCTTTTCACCGATGCCCGTGCTGATGACGATGATGTCATTCCTGATGGTTCCGGCGACCCGCGCGGCTGGCCGGGCGACACGTACAGCGATTTTTCGTGGGGTTCCCGCCTGTGGCTGCTTGAGCGCGAAAAGCTGACGGAAGACGTCCGCCTGCGTGTGGAGGATTACGCGCGGCTGTCCATGCAACCGCTGCTGCGGGCCGGTTACGCCCGTAACGCCACCGTCACGGCCAGCATCATCGTCCCTGACCGTATTGCCTTTCAGGTGGTGTTAACCCGCCCGGACAAAACCACGCTCACAATCGAAATCACCCGCCGATGGGAGGCCACCATTAATGCCGTATGAAATCCCCACGCTGGGCAAGCTGATTGCCGACGGCGAGAAAGATATTGCGTATGAACTCGGTCTGCAAAAGCTGCCGCCTGTCAGTGTTGAGCAGGCGCTGAACGTGTCATTCAGCAGTCAGGTCCGGGATTTATACGACCATCAGAGCTGGATCAAGGACCAGATAATCCCGTCCACCACGTCTGATGATGAAACCATTATCAAAACAGCAACGTATGAAGGGGTTATCCGCAAGCAGGCCACCTTTGCCAGCGGGCCGGTGACCTTCACCAGTCAGTCCCCCCTTCCGGCAGAAACCCGGATGCAGTCCGACACGAATCAGGTGTATCAGGTGCTCACATCCGGCGAGGTACAGAACGGCGAGGTCACCGTCATCGTGCAGGCTGAAGAAGCTGGTGTGGCGGGCAATCTTGCTGCCGGTGCCGTGCTGACCCTGCTGTCCCCGTTGCCCGGAACGGGCAGCACAGGCGCGGTGACTGAAAGTGGCATCACCGGTGGCGCAGACACTGAATCCATCGCAGAGCTGCTGGACCGTCTGCTGTATGTGCGCCGTAATCCCCCGGTAGGTGGTGCGCTGCATGACTACGTGATATGGGCGCGTGAAGTGCCGGGCGTCAGCCGTGCGTGGGCGTGGGATGCGTGGCACGGCCCCAGCACGGTCGGGCTGGCATGGCTTTATGATGACCGTGAAGACATTATCCCCACACGGGACGACCTGAAGACAATGGAGCAGTATCTGTTCTGCCACAAACACCCGGCCACCGGCGTGATGGTGGGCAAACCGGGCGGCATCGAGGTCTGGCCGGTGCAGGTCAGGCTGAAGAAGCTCGACCTGTCCATCCGTCTGACACCGGACAGCCAGGCGAACAGGAACGCCGTCCGGGCAAACCTGACCGCATTACAGAAAACGCTGGCCCCCGGTCAGATGCTGCCGGTGTCCTCGCTGCGCACGTCCATCGGTATGACGTCCGGTATCACGGATTACTTTCTTAACATCGGGGAAGACACCACCAGTGATGTGGATGAGCTTATCACCATCGGGGAGGTGACATGGCTCACAGCGTGACGGAATGGCTGACCGCACTGCAACAGGTCATGCCACGGGGTAAGGCATGGCCGCGTGATAACGACGCGGATTTAAACCGCTTTTTAAGGGCACTGGCAGAGCGTTTAACCCGCGTTGAATACGATGCCTCGCGCCTGCATGTGGAGATGCGACCGGAAACCACGCTCCAGCTGCTGCCGGAGTGGGAGCAATATCTGGCGCTGCCGGAATGCGGAATTGCCGCCACCACAACGGAAGCCCGCCACCACAACGGAAGCCCGCCGCCGGGCCGTTGTGGAGAAATACCGCCGCAAAGGCGGGCTGGCAACCTGGCAGATTGAAGCCGCTGCGGCGGCGCTGGGCTTCACCATTAAGGTGACGGCCGTTCTGCCGCACCACTGCCTGCGTGACTGCATGTACCCGCTGCATCCGGCACGGTATCGCTGGCTGCTGAAAGTGGAAGTCCCGGACAACGATGCCGGGCGGTTTACCTGTATTGATGACGTCATGACGCCATTAATCAGCGAACGTACCCGCGAGCTGGAATGCCTGCTGAAGCATTACCGGCTGGCGGGTACGGAATATGAATATTATTACACCGGAGAATAATTTATGTTTCACGTGGACAATAATACGGGTGTGCCTGTTATGCCGCCTGTTGCGGCTGAATTAAGCAAAACAACGCTTTATTTCACCGAAGGCGGGAACGGTATTCCACCCACTTATCCAGGACCAGACTGGTTTAATATTATTCAGTCTGAACTGCTGGAAATTCTCCGGCAGGCAAATATCAAACCGGATAAAAACACAACCGACCAGATTATGACAGCGCTGAAAAAGCTGTTTATTACGAACAGTGGCTCAGCCGGTGCCATTGCCGGATTAACCGGTGAGAATAATACGTTCCCGTATTTTACCGGCGAAGACGAAATGGCATTAACGCCGCTCAGTGCGTTTGTGCGCGGCATTCTTGGTAAAACCACAGCCGATGAAATTATTGATGCACTTTCATTACGTGACACGGTAAATAAAGCCAGTAGTGCCGTACCGAATACCCGCAGGGTCAACGGTATGCCCCTGACTTCGGATATCACCATCAGCAACATCAGCGGCAACGCCGGAACGGCAACCCGCCTTCAGAATGCCCGCAGGATTAACAATGTGCTGTTTGATGGCACCAGCGATATCACCATCAGCAGTACCGATTCTGGTGCTGTGCGTAATTTCCAGTATACCAACGAGGTGTTTCATAATCCCGGCGGTACTGAAATTACATGGACATTCCGGGCACCTTCCGGCTGTCAGTTGTCAGGCATTTATGTCCAGGAAACGGGAGATAATACAGCAGACAATATCGGTGGTGTGTATTACAAATCCGCGCAGATTTATATCAATGGCTCATGGCGCACCGTATCCGGTTAATTAAGGAGAAAATAATGGAACTCAGAAACGTCACGCGTTATTACCCTGAAGATATGCCTTATGGTGAAAATATTCAGTATTTCCGCAGTGAAGACGGTCAGGACTTTTATGAATCTCTGGATAAATTCACGAAAAAATACAAATTATGTATTCACCCTGAAACAGGCGTGATTTATTCGATGGCGGAAGACGTGTCCCGTCTTTATCCGGCTGGTTTCACTATTGTGGAAGTGGACGAACTGCCGGAGGGTTTTGGCATTGAAGCCTGCTGGTATTACCTGGATGGCGAAGTGCTGCCGGTTCCGGTTGATTATTCGCAACTGGCAGAAAAACAACGCCAGCGTCTTCTGGTTGAAGCCAGGGACATCACCTCCGACTGGCGAACCGAGCTGGAGCTGGGCACCATCAGCGACGATGACAAAGCCCGTCTTACGCAGTGGATGGCATATATCAAAGCGGTGAAGGCGCTGGATTTAAGCACCGTTACTGATGAAGCCTCCTTTAATGCCATCAACTGGCCGGAGCGTCCCGATGCCGCAGCTTAAAGGTGTGATTAAAACGCCCACGGGAGAACCGCTGGGCGGCGCAACCATTACTCTGACCTCCCTGCACAACCGTGCAGGGATCCTGAAAGGTGTTTTCAGCCACGTCACCACACAGAGCGGGGAGTACGACTTCCCCGTTCTGCCGGGTGTGTACAGCGTTCGCCTGACACAAAGCACACAGCGCCTTTCAGAAATCGGTGTCATCCGCGTTTATGAAGATTCACAGGACGGTTCGCTGAATGATTTTCTGGGTGCAACCGATATTGATTTGCGCCCGGAAGCCCTGAAGAAATTCGAGGAGCTGGCGCAACAGGCGCAGCAAAGCGCGGAAGAAGCCGGAGAGCACGCGGACGCGGCTGAACAGGCCCGCCAGGATACAGAAACCCTCGTCGGGGAAATACGGCAGGATGCAGAAGAAATTGCAGGCAATGTGCAGAAAGCTGAAGAGCTTGCCTCTGAAACCAATCAGAATGCAGCCCGCGCAGAGCAGGCTGTCAAGGATGCCGACACGATAGTCCGGAAAGCGGTCGATAAACTTGCTGATGCTGCAACGCTGACCGGCGAGGCAAAAGCCAGTGCCGGAGCTGCCGCACAAAGCGAACAGAATGCGGAAAATCACGCTGATAATGCAGCACAAAGCGCACAGCAGACCGCTCAGGATGTGCAGGCAACGGTCACAGCCCGCAGTGATGCGGAACGTTTTGCGGGTGAGGCTGAAAACAGCGCACAGTCATCAGGCACAGCGCGGGACGAATCGGTTGATGCCGCCGAACGCGCCCGCCTTTATCATAATGCCGCATCATCAGCAGCGACCAGTTCAGAACTGTCGGCAAATGCGGCGCTGGGGCACAAAAACAGTGCCGCCGAATACGCCCGACAGGCTAAAGCCAGCCAGGATGCAGGTGCAGACAATGCGCAGGAAGCGAAACAGTACAGGGATGAGACGCAGCAGATAGTTGATGACCTGAATGCAACAAATGCCTCCACGACAGAAAAAGGTCTGGTGCAACTCTGTAGTGATACGGACAACGACAGCGAGGAACTGGCTGCCACGCCAAAGGCTGTCAAAGACGTCATGGACGAGGCGAAAACAAAAGCGCCACTGGACAGTCCGGCCTTCACCGGCACCCCAACCACCCCAACCCCACCGGATGATGCCGCCGGTCTGGAAGCAGCGAACGCAGCGTTTGTGCGCAAACTGCTTGCTGCGCTGGTTGGCTCATCGCCGGAAGTTCTGGACACCCTGAACGAGCTGGCAGCGGCGCTGGGCAATGACCCGAACTTTGCGACGACAATCACAAACGCGCTGGCAGGCAAACAACCGCTTAATGACGTCTTAACGGCAATCAGCGCACTGACGCAACGGGCAGATAATCTTCTGTACTTCAATACAGACGGGAATGCCTCACTGTCTCTGCTGTCAGAGAAGGGCCGCGCATTACTGGCGCATGACACGGCTGAAGCCATGCGCACGGAGCTTGAGCTGAACGCGGCTGCGACGATGGACCCCCAGAGTGATATCCGTGACCGCACACCGGGCAGGCTGGCCCTGTCCGGGATGTATGGGTTTGGACAGGCATTCACCAGCACTGACGCTCTGGCGTTTGAGGGGCTGTCTGATTTCGTTGAGTGGTTGAAGAAAGTCACGCCGGGGCGGTATGCGGTCAGTATTACAGACTCCTCGCAACTGCTTACCGGTACCACGCAATTTAACGGCATTATTGATGTGATGTGGTCACCGTACGCCAACAGTGAATCCGACACAGTCCGCAAATTTAAAACCCTGATGTGCTACAACCAGTATTATCAGGGTGAACACTGTATTCACTATATGCAGTACCGGTACAACGACAGCGATAACAGCTGGAACATGTCATCGCGGGTAGTTGTATACGACGGAGATTCACTGGCGTACCTGCTGTCCAGGATGGCGGGCTCAGGCTCATATTATAAATACCCGGCCGTTGGTGTACCGATTATGGCGGCATATCAGGGGGAGAGTTTTGGTGCAGATGCGTCTCTGGGGCTCGGTGATATTGTGCCGGGTTCCCGTCTTGGCCCTCTGGCTATGAGTGCACGGGTTAGCGATACAGGGACATACGCATCCTCACCGCAGGTTGTGATTGGCGGTGCTGGTGAATACAACTTCCCCGGTCGTTACACGGCGCTTTCGGGGACCCGCATTAGTCACGATACAACGCGTGGCTATATCGGTCTTTTTGTACGCATTGAGTAATAAGGAAATAAGACATGAAAATCAGAGCGGTGAAAGGCATCAGAAACGCGCATTATCTTGAAAATGGTGCGGTTGACTGCGAGGTGTTATTTGAAGGTGAAACGGAGTTCGTCCTGTATACCGCCATACAGGATGATATGGCCCCGACAGGCCAGCATGTCTGGCAGGAGCTGCAAAGCGGGAAATGGGGCGAAATCGCCCCGTTCACCGTCACGCCGGAACTTATTGCAGCGGCAAAGGATGCCAAAAGGCGGGAAATTGAGGCATGGCGCGACAGTCAGGAAAACGTTGAGTTTATTTTCACGTTTGATG